AGGTCAGGTCGCCACCCTTGCTGGTAGTGATGATCTGTCCGGCTTCGAACATGCCGCCATAGGACTTGAGGGCGATCTCGATGCTGGATGCGAGATCCGTAGGAATCAGCACGCCAGCCGACAGGCCGGAGATGCTGTCACGCTTTTCGATGAGCGAGCGAGTCTCCGGAGAGATACCCTGCGCACCGTTGAGAAGGTAGTCGGCAAAGGCCCTGCGGTATTCCGGAGTATCCTTGCCTGCGGCAGCACCAGCTGCTCCGCCATTGTTCTGGCGGTAGGCTTCTTCGGCCTGCCTGCGCTGGATGTCGAGGAACTTCTCCTCCGCAGCGACAGCCTTGTCCGCCTTCTCATAGTCAGCGAAGAGGGTGTCCCAACGCTGCTGCTCCTCTGCGGTCATCTCGCGACCGTCAGTTTCCTTGCGAAGGGAGTCGATCTGTGCGTACAGACCAGCCCTCTTCTCTTTGAGTTCTTTTAACTTCTTGGACATAAGACTTAAGTTTTATGGATTAATGGTTGAGTTTCAATACGGCCACGGCCCGGTCGCGGGAGGTGGTGTCCACCTTGGAAGGGGTCATCGCATCGCGCTTCCGCTGCTCCAGATGTGCACGGACAGCCGCCTCGGTGTCCTTGTAGGCAGGGTAAGTCACCAACGACACATCATAGAGTCTGGCGATGGACTTCACCGTCCGCTCATCATATTCGAGTTTGTTCTTCTCGTCCGCATACCGCCATTCATCGGTTTCCACCACAAACTTGAAGGAGCACTTGGAGATGTCGCCCCTCCGGACGAGCTCCAACATGTCATTGCCGAGGGTGGTGTCCGGGGCATCGAACTCGAAACGGAGTCCAACCTCGTCCACGGTGAGTTTGAGAGTGCCGGAGGTAGTCCGGGCAAGCACTCCGGAGATGTCATGATTGAAAACCATGATCACATCGCTCATGTCGGTCTTTTCGAAGGCCCCACGAGCGATCTTCTCGACAAACCAGCCGTAGATGGGCTCGCTCCAAGTCTCAAACTTGGAAGCATATCCGATGATGGTACGGCTCTGTTTGCCATCTTCAGCTTGGCGTATCTGGAGGCCGGATACAATGCTCCTTACCTCGATTTCCGGGGTGCTATTCTTCTTTTCCATTGGCGGGTTGAGTTTTGGGAGGTGTGACGAGCGCATTTTTAACCGTCTGCATGTTCATCTGCACGAAGTAGGTATCGCCACCCTCGTAAGAGTTCATATCTTCGAGGGAGCGGATCTCGTTGGCGGAGAGGGCTCCCACAATGTTCATGTTCTTGTAGTATTCTGAGCGGGTCTTGGCATCTCCCCGGAGCAGACCATTGAGCCCGAAGAGGAAATAAAACTCTCCGAATTCATCCTCGCGGAGGAGCTTGCGATTGAATTCCTCTTCCAGACGCACCAGATACGGCATGAGGCAGTACTGCACGAACTCCATTCCTTGGTGCTCGATGTTGTTGTTGGTAGCCCGCTCCAGATCTGCAATCATGTGCGGAGGCACTCCGAATATGGTGGCCACTTCGGTTTTCTGGAACTTCCGGGTAGCGATGAACTGCGCATCTTCCGGAGGGATGCTGATTCGCTCATAGGTCATGCCGCCCTCCAGCAGCAGCGGGGTGTGCGCATTATGCAGGCCAACCGACTGCTCAATGAGGTCTTTCTTGAGTCGCTTGTAGGACTCCGGTTTGAGGGTGCTGGGGTACTTGAATACCCCGGACATATTGCCACCTTGGGTGAAGAACTTCTCCCCGTAATCCTGCGCGGATTGGGTCAGAGAGAGGTTTTCCCGATGTACTTGAATGGGCGATTTCCCCTTGTAGCCATTGGTGGAGAGGCCCTTGAGGTGGATGATATCGTAGGCCGGGACGAGTTCCCCGGTGCTCAGTCGGTAGAAAAGTTCATCGTCCGGAGTGAGAATGGGCTCGCAGTCATATGGATGCAAGATCTGCAGGCGCACCGGACGGAAAAGTCGGTCACGGTGGATCCGGGCATAGCCATTCCCCCAGAGGGTGCAGCCCATCATAAGGTGCTGCAACAGACCGAAGCGATTGAGGTAGTCGTTGGGTTTAGATAAGATGGTAGCGCAGGGATGCCCCTTCGCCTGCTCCCTGCCGGAGCTGGTCTTGTGGTAGAGATGAATCGGAAGGGTGCCCACCGTCTCCGACAGGATCCGGACGCATGCCCAGACTGCAGAGATGGCGAGCGAGCCTTCCGGGGTGATAACCTTCGTCTTTGAGGCATCTGCTACGGTGTCAGAGAGAAGCACTTGATTCACAGCGTGCTCGAACTCGCTGGAACTTATGCGCTTCTCTCCTTTCAAGAAAGAGGCAAGAGATGAAAGCAGACTTGACACCGTTGGCTTACACTAAAACTAATAACCGAGAGCAAAGCTAATCGGTGAGGCCCGCTTTCAAGTGAGACATTGTCGCACTAATGAAAAAAGTGCTAACTTTGTAAAAACTAATAAATCCCTCTTATGAAAAAGATATTCGCAGCCTCTTTAATTCTTTCATTGGCTATTGCATGCGCTCCCTCTCCGCAGGAGAAAGCTGAAGCATTAGTCAAAGAAGCCGTTCAAAAGTCATTATATATTCCGGATTCTTATGAAGCCGTGGATACGCAGCTCGATAGCGCGTTTACTCCGTATCACGATCCGGCTTTCGTTGCCACCGTTCTTGATATGTGCAAGAAAGGTGTTGAGATGGATGAGCTTGAGTCAAAAATGAAGAGTGCCAAGTCCTCCATGTCGATCTGGAGCGGCCCTTATATGACTTCTTTTGGCCGAAATCAGTATAATGAAGCCAAGGAAGAATATGAAGAAGCTAAAGAGAAATACGATGCATTGACAGCTAAGATTCAAAAAATGGCAGAAGGGCTTCGCGCTCAAATCGAAAAAGAGCCAGAGTTTATTGGATGTCGTGTTCATCATCGTTATCGCGCAAAAAACAATGCGGGGAATGTTCTCATGGGAGAAGCCTATTTTTTACTCGATAAGGATTTGACTCAAATCATTGCTCAATGGGACGGAGAGGAGATAGAAGTGTATAACGCTTTTTTACAGCAAGCGTCTGAAGCTGCAGAGGCAAATCAATAATGAGATCAACGCTCACTCCGGTGAGCGTTTTTTGTTTTCCAGCGCAGGTATCCCCTGCGGAAGGAGTCGTATTCGGAATACATCCGCGATCCGGTAATCCGCTCATGCTGCTCTTCCAGCATCTCGTAGGCTTCCTCATAGGTCGGATAGAGCATCCGGATCTCCAGAAATAGATCCAGAAAGCCCTCGGCCGAGAGGAGCTTCCGGGCTTGCGGGCACAGCGGAGCGATGCCGCCAAGCTCCGCCTCATATCGATGCCGGGCAGCATGCTGCGCATCGGAAAGTATGCGCCTTGCCATCAGTCGTTAAGCGACAGCATACCCCGCTTGTCGTAGGGATTATCATCATCGTCCGCCTGCTTTGTCATCCACTCGCCAAGGGCCATGATGGACGCAACAATTCCGTCAATCTTCTGGACGGACTTCTCCTTGTCCGGTTTGATGTTCCCGGCCGGATCCGTCTTGACCACCGTGCTGGCAAGCATCCAGCGCAGCACCGGATTGCCGAAGTGTTCAATCTTCTCGGTGAGCACCAGCTTCTCGAACTCCTTTGTGGGTGCTCCCATCGAGCCGTAGCCCTGCCCGAAAGGATTGCACTCCATTCCCTCGTTCTGGAGGTCGATAATCGTCTGACTGGAGTTCCAGCGGTCATAAGCCGTGGACTGCAGATCGTATTCCTCGATGATGAGAAGGATATCGGCCTTGACGAAATCGTAGTCTACCACATTGCCGGGAGTCACTTTTACATACCCGGCCTTGACCCAGAGGTCATAGTTGATGTTCTCCTTTTTGATTTTCTCCAGCATCTTCTCCTCCGGAATCCAGAAGAACGGCAGCAGCTGGAATCGGTCGGCCTCATGAAAGATGAGAACAAAGGCTGTGATGTCGGACACATTGGAGAGGTCGAGGCCACCCCAGCAGGTGCATCCTTTGAGGGACTCCGGATCGGTTTCGCCTACGCAACGCATCCAAGCATCGTCCAAAATCCATGTCTTTTCGGCATCCACCCAGAGGTTGACATTCTTCGTCATCACATTGCGCACGGCCTCTGGACGATTCTTGGCATCGGTCACCTGGTCGGCCAGATAGTCCACCGAAACGGACACACCAAGGTTGGGGTTGGACTTGATCCACATCTTGGGGTTGTCCCATTCCTCCTTGGAGTCGAGGGTATAGATGATGCCGAAGAGGGTGTCGTCCTTGTTGATGCCCCGCAGGATCTTGATGACATTCTCCCGATAGGCGTAGCAGGCTCCGTTCTTGTTGAATCCGGCAGTGGTGATTATGAACATCAGCGGTTGCCGCCTTGCACCAAAGGCCGACTTGATGACATCGAACATTCCGGAGTCCTTGTGTGCATGGAACTCATCGATGATTCCGCAGGAAGGGTTGAGACCATCGTGGGTACCATAGTCCGAAGACAGCGGTTTCATCATGCCGCCCTTCATCTCGTAGACGATGGAGTTGCGATAGGTATCCAGATAGTTTTTGAGGTCGGTATTCTTGACGATTTCCACCGCATCGGAGAAGCAGATCTTCGCCTGATCCTTGACAGTGGCCGCAGAATACACCTCCGGCCGGGCTTCGCCATCGGCAAAGAGCATGTACAGGCCGATGCCAGCGGAGAGTGCGGTCTTTCCATTCTTGCGAGCGATCTCCACATACACATAGCGGAAACGCCTCGTGCCATCGGCATTTTTCCAGCCGAAGATGTTCCAGAGGATGAAGTGCTGCCAAGGCTCCAATACAAACCGCTGCCCGGCCCATTCACCTTTGGTATGTTTGAGTCGCTCGATAAATCCAATGGCTCTGGTCGCTGCCTTCCGATCGAAGTACCAACCTTTATCCAGCGCATCCCGGAGGTCGTTGTAGTAACGCTTGACCGCCAGCTGCACCAGCTCGCAAGTGATGATGCGTCCCTTGATGACATCCTCTGCATATTGCTCTGCTTTTGATAGTTTGTCCATGCTATTGCTCATCTACAGTTTCAAAATCTGCGAAGTCGTCCTTCTTCTGGATCCCGGCAATCATGGCTGCGACCCTTGCTCTGCTGGCCGGGGAGATTCCGAACTCAGCCGCGAGGGTTTTCGCAGCGATGAGCGCGTTCTCCGCGATCTTCCGCTTGGGGTTGATCTGAGTGATGCTGCCGTTCTTGGTGGCGACCTTGACGGTGTACCCCTCCGTCTCCAGTTCCTTCATCATGTCTTTATAGAGTGCCATCTCTCGGCAGTATGCCAACAGCAGATCCAGATTCACCACATCCAGCAGGCCCTTGCTGGCCAGCTCCGTTCCCACAACTTGGTACAGCTTTTTGGCCGTACCCTTGAGGCCCTTCGCCTTTGGAAGTACGGCCGGGGCCAGCACCGGAACGGTAGCACCGTCCATCCGGCACGGCTGGTCTGTTCCCCGGAGCCGCTTAGTCTCATCCGATGTTTTTTTTCGTCCTTTTGCCATAGTTCATTATCTTTGTATCTCTGGATAGGCCTTGAGATGGACACAAACCCAACTCAGTATGCCCGGAGCCCCGCTCCGGGCTTTTTTCATATTGGCCATTTTTGCACGCGTGCGCAAAAGACCAAAGGCGCGATTGACATTCTCGACCCCCGAAGGAAATCTGACCCCCTCCCCGCCCAGAGCACTCGGCAGTATGCATGTGTCTTTTCGAGTGCTTTTGAAACTTTTATCAAAGAGTTACGCGGGTTTTCGGCCGATTTTCCCGTAGTTAATACGAGTGTGCAACTCTTTGAGGCTGCGCAGGTTTCTCGAAGAGCCGAAGTCGTATTAATTGATGTATCATACGACTGTGTATCAATCCTTTGCGCTTTTTTCATTTTTCTGTGATATGATGCGAGCAATCGTAGCTGATGGCGAGTGCTCCAGCAGTCTCTTTTGTCGGGCCATGTCGATGTAGATCTGGGTGGTGGACGGATCGTTGTGGCCCAGCATATCTTGGATTGTTTCGATGGGCATTCCCTCTTCCACCATTAGGGAGCCGCAGGTGTGCCGGAGAGAGTGCGCAGATATCTTTGGATCGTCAATGCCGATGGCCCGAAGCCGGGCCTTGACGATTCCAGAGATGGTCGCCTTGAGAATCCGGCAGTGCTCCCGGCCCCGCATCAGATTGATGAATAGCGGACTCTCCATTCCGAAGTTGTCCGTCCGCATTGAGAGATAGTCCTCCAGCGATGCCATCACCTCGTCCGGAATAGCCACGATGTCATGTTTGTCTATGTGTCCCTTTCTCTGGATGTGTAGCACATTCTTCTCTTCCACCGTATCGAAGTCGCCAATGTTGATGCGGGCCACCTCACAGGTGCGCAGGCCATTGGTGAGCATCAGCTGGATCATCAGATAGTCCCTTGCACCTACAATGGTATCCCGGTCGATGGAGCACAGCAGGTCGTTGCACTGCTGCCGCGTCAGAGGATGCTTGTAGTGCTCCTTGGTACGGAAGCTGGTCTTGATCCCGGCCGCGATGTCATCGTAATAATGCATCGCAGCGCAGTGCTTGTAGAACACCTTGATGACGGTGATGTAACCGTTGACGGTAAAGATGGACTTGCCCTGCTTCTGGAGTTCCTGCTTGTAGCGCAGGATGTCCGCCCGGCCGGGAGTCCGGGGATCCACTCCCTGCTGGGAGAGCCACCGGAACCATAGCTGGATCTTCCTCCGGTGGTCGGCCTTGGTAGCCGGGAGCCCATCGAGGAGTCCGATCCATTCATCGACTATTGCATTGAGCGATTGTGTTGTTCTCATAAATTGTACTTGAAAAAAGGGCCACTTTGAAATAAAGGGAGGGAATCTCTGATTTATAATTTGCTTGCAACCCTGTGTTTTGTGTTTCGATTAAACATTAATTACACGAGGAGCAGGAGGCCGTACCTCCCGGCAGAGCCACCTGCCGGATTCCTCTCCCTTTCCGGAGTTGGATCTTGCTTACCACATATGAAAACACCTCCTTTTGAGATTCATGTTTTTTGGTTTATTGAGAGACTACTAACTACTTGTCCCTTGCGGTCTTGACCGCATGGCAATGGTTGCACAGGGACTGAAGATTGTTCAGATCAAGCGGTGCTCCGCCCTTGTTGATGGGGACGATATGGTCGACCATCTGGGCCGGAACCAGCACGCCTTTTCGCATGCACTCCTCGCAGAGCGGATCCTTTTGTAGCTTCAGAGCCCGCAGACTCCGCCACCTCCGGCTTTGGTAGAAATCGGTATTGTTGTGGCGGTAGCCTTCATACGGTTTTCGCTCCGGGAGCCAAGGTCGCTTTGTATGTTTCTTGATGCTGGGCATGGCTTACCGCTTCTTCTCGACATGGGGCCTGCCCATCTTGTTTCGGAACTGCACTCCTTTCACCTCGATGAGCTTGTCATGAGGGAATCGCTTGTGCAGGGATTCGTAGTTCACATCGTAATGTTCGAGATCCGAGGTGAAGTATGGATGGCCATAGCGTTGCATGTTCTCCAGAAGGGCATTGATATCCTCCTCGTCCCAGAGCACATATTCTCCGTTATGGACATCCCAGATGTCCCGGCCATCAGCCAGAGTGAATATGACGCGTTTTGGATAGTAGTACATAAAACATTCGTTATTCGGCAATTATCGAATCATGACTCGTTATTTTCGGAGGCTTTCCCCGGTGAATTTGACGGTCTTGCAGAGGTGTCCCAGACGATCGAGCGTGCGCTCTCCGTACCGGGCAAGGATCTGCTCCTCGGTCAGGTTGGTAGTGATGAACATGGGACGGTTGTACCTCTCGGCCGCATTAATCACAAGATTGAACCCCTCGCACTTCTCTCCGTAATCGTTCACCTGCATTTCAACTCCAAGCTCATCGATGATGGGGAAAGCGCACCGCTGGAGATAGTCCAGCCATGTTTCCGGCCGCTGGCCATAGGCAAGGTAGGGCTGCTGCGGGGTGGGTTTCGTCATGTCTTGGGCGTGGACGGGACGCAGATATTTTCCCTTCATCCGGAAGAGCACCGGAATCACCCCAGATGCGATGACAGACTTTCCCCGGCCGCAGCTGCCCATGAGAAGAAGGCCCTTGCCTTCGGTATTCATCATCCAAGACTTGACATGGTAGTATTCGTCCAGCCATTGGAAGTATTCAACGGTCTTGTCCACTTCTTTGAATATGGTCTCCAGCAGCTCTCCGGCCTCGCTTATGTTCTTGCACCAAGAGAAGGAAACGGGCTGGCGGACAAGGATGGTAGTCTCCTTCTGGAGTTCCTTGATAATGGTTTGAATAGATTGTACAGACATATTTTTGTGGTTTTATTTGTTGACTCCGTCTTTGAACTTTTGGAGGATCGAATTCCGGTGTTCCTCCGTATCCGGCTGCATGATCTGGCCAATCCGCTGTCCGGTGGCCGGGGCCACAGGGTGCCCCCTCGCACCTGGTACTGATTTCACCGGGAAAAGCCCGGCCCAGTTGCTGGCCATAGACTGCTCGATAATCTGCTGGGCCACCTCCGGAGAGCCCCCAGAGAGTTCTTTGAGTTTCTTAAGACACGCATTGGCTCCCATCTGGGACGCGTAGGTCTCCTTTCGGCTTCGTTTATACTCCAGCCAGATCCGCATCAGTTCCTTCCAAGGGGACTCCAGAGCGGCCACCCACTCCTCCAGCGAGAATCCAGACTTCTTTTTTGTTTGTTTTTTCTGATGAGATACATCAACATCCTGTTTCCTCTTATTAATGCTCCCACTTTGTTTTCCATTTTGGAAAGCAAAACCGCCATTTTCCGCGTTGTCATCACTTTTGACTTCCATTTGTCTTTCATTTTGTTTTCCATTTTGGAAGGCAAGTTGAGACTCAAGAGAGAGAATACGGTATGAAGCGCAGGCCCTGCCGCCATGCGATATCACCTCGATGAGACCACAATCTTGCAGCTGCCTCCGGATCCGGAACAGCGTTGTGGATGGGATCCCGGTGCGCGTTTCCAAGACAGAAACCGGGATGGTGAATTCTTCCTCCCACCCCAGCCGATTGGCGATGAACATCAGCCCATGCCAAAGGGCAATGGCCGAGGGGGTCATCGGGTGCGTCTCGATAAAATCGTAGAAGAGCCGTATTTCCGTCAGATAGTTCATTTGATTCGGCTAATGATTTGTTCGAGTTCCGACATCTCCTCCGGACGCTTCTCTTCGGTTATGATAATACCTTTATAGCGCATGAGGCTGCTTTTCCGGATCCGAATCTGACCATCCACGATCTCCTTGGTAATTTTGTTCTCCGCACAGAGCCTGTCCAGATGTCGGGGTGTCTTGCAGATAAAAGCTGCAGCCTCCTTGCGGGTCATCAACTGATCCACCTGGTACAGACTCCCAGACACGCAGCCCCGGAGGTATTCCAACTTGTGCTGGAGTGCCTCAAGGCAGCGGTCGATCTCGTTGATTGTGTCTAAGACTTGCATGGTCACGGGTTTTGTGACCACAAAGAAAATGCATCGATTCCGGCCCGGCTGTACATATGTACGCCATATGGCTAATACGGCCGGGCACTATTTTACTTCAAGTCCTCGACCGTGTGGACGAGCAGCGAGAGGTATTTTGCCTTCTCATCTCGCTCTCGTACCCTTCTGGACATGTTTCCGGATTCCCCGATGTTCATGTCGAGGAATTCTCCGAATCCAGAAAGCAATTGTGTGTATGTGGGGATCATTCCATCCGGGGTGCGAAAGGCCCGATCTGCATTTAGGGCCAGAAGAAGTTCGGCAAGATCTGTCTTGCTCTTGACCCAGCGGAATGGTTTGTTGGGAGTGGCTCCCGGCTGATCGAATGAGAAGATTTCCGGGTAATCCAGACGCTTCTCATTTGCTCTTAGATATTGACGAATTTTCCTCTTCGCTTCGCGGAGGATGGTCACGACTGGGCCTTTTTTTTCCTACCCACAGCCCCGTCCAGCAACTGAGTAAGGGTGTCAAATGTATCGTAAACCTCAAAGTATGTCCGACCGCACAGATAATCCTGCGCGATCGTTAGGAACTCTTTGTACTGCCCCTGAAGTTCCTCTGGGGCGATACCCTTTGTGGGTACTTGCAGCACCGTTTCAAGAAAACGGCATTTTGGAAATTCTGTCATACAGTTTTGATTTATAGTTTTGGTGTTTTCTTTCTACACACAAAGATAATTTGAGCTTGCGCCATACTATGGCACAAGCAACATTTACATTTGTAGATTTTTTAGTAATTACGCCTCCATGCTTGAAGGCTATTGTTAGATAAATTAGGGAAATGCGGTGTTTTTTTATTAATTTTGCGACAAGAGAAAAGCTGACGAATCATGCTAATAAATGATATTGATGTTCGAGAAAATGATATCCTTGCAAGGAGTAAAGAGTTGCTCTCTCTCCTCCTTGTTGATCAGAGCAGATCGCTATTATTAGGGAAATGCTCTAATATCATTTGGGGTACTGATACATATAGTAGTTTGGGGCACAAAGAATCCGATTATATTCTTATAGAGGACATTTCTGGGGAGAACGGAAATGTCATACAGCCAAGAATAAAGAAGAGTAAAGCTGCACAAAAAGGTCGTTCCAGAGAAAAAGCAGAAGTATTCACACCGTCATGGCTCTGCAATAAACAGAATAACCTTGTTGATACGCGTTGGTTCGGCCGCAACAATGTTTTCAATATTGAAATAGATAAGGGATGGAAGACTATTTCAAGACCGATCCCTTTTCCAACCAAAGACGGGAAGCATTGGATAGACTATGTCACCGAACAGCGTATGGAGATATCATGTGGAGAGGCTCCTTATCTAGTGAGCAGGTACGATACTATCACAGGAGCTCCAATTCCCATCGACAATCGAATTGGTTTACTCGATAGGAAACTCCGAGTCGTTTCTGAGAATGCAACTACACAGGAGGAGTGGCACAAGTGGGCCGAAGAAGCATATAAAAGTATATATGCATTTGAGTGGCAGGGAGATAACCTATTACTAGCTAGGGAGAATTTGCTCTTTACATATATTGATGCCTTCCAAGCTAAATTTCATGAAGACCCACGCATCGAAGAACTAAGTAGGATTGCTAGTATTATCTCATGGAATATCTGGCAAATGGATGGCCTTAAAGCAGTAATCCCGTCTTCTTGTCATGAAGAGATTATTAAGCAAGAGGGCTTACTCTTTGATTCAGATAATACTATCTCTAAAAAATGTCCTGGCTGCGAAACGGATGACATTAATCGTCATAATGGCATCGCCTGCTATATTATGGATTGGGAAAAAGAGACTCCTGTGTTATTCCGCTCATTATTAAAATCATAACCCATGCAAGCACTCGATACATCTCTGCTTTCCGGAATAATCTATGGCCGCGTTGAGCCAAGAATATATGCCTTTACTACTCAGACTGTCCCCAATTATCTTAAAGTTGGCGACACTTATCGTCCCGTCACCGTTCGTCTGAAGGAGTGGGAACTACATTTCCCCAATCTTAAACAGCAATTTGAAGCCATTGCTAAAGTTGACGGAGAGTCCTATTTTAGAGATCTGGCGATTCATGCCTTCTTTTTGCAGCATGGTATTGAGCGGCTGAAGCCTGAAGATTTAGCTCCCGGTATTTATTACTCGAAGGAGTTCTTCAAAAACGCACATGTCTCCGATATAGAAAATGCCATAAAGGATATTAAGGAAGATTATACGAAATCTTCTGGGCAGTACCAGTTTTACAAATTTGAGGATAGTCGAATCCCCGAAGAATTGCATTATAAAAGGATTGAGACATTCGATCCACGGCCAAATCAAGATGAAACCATCAAGCGTTTTGAGGCGGTAATTGACAAAGAAAAACCGACCCTCCAGCATCCATCCAGCCTTCTGATGTATGCCGTGATGAGATTTGGGAAATCCTTTACATCAATGTGTTGCGCTGTCAAAATGGGAGCAAAACTGGTGGTTGTTGTATCGGCAAAAGCAGATGTAAGATCAGAATGGAAAAAAACGGTAGAAAGCCATGTTCTTTTTGATGGCTATGATTTCTTGGATAGTGATTCGCTCAAACGCGATCCTCGCAAAGTATCAAGTCTTATTAAAAGTGGCAAAAAAGCTGTAGTGTTTTTGACCTTACAGGATCTCTCTGGGGATGATATTAAATCCCGGCACAAAGACTTGTTTTCAAATAGCATCGACTTATTGTTGATAGACGAGACGCATTTTGGAGCAAGGGCTCCGGAATATGGTAAGGTATTGGTGGCCTCTGGCCTTTCCAAAAGTGAAGTTGCTGGCGAGCTTTCCAAGCTGGACGAATCCGTAGACGATCTTGAGGAAGGTATAAAAACACTCAAGGCAAAGGTGCGCATCCACTTATCGGGCACTCCATATCGGATTCTTATGGGAGACGAATTCAAGGAAGAAGACATCATTGCATT